TTCCCATTTTATATCCACGAGAGGAATAAGCGAACGCTTGTTTTCCTGCGTTTACCGCGCGCCATGAGTTTGGCATATCTTCGCAATCTCGCCAGAACAAATTGCCTGTGTCTGGCTCATAGCGCAGGCGCTTGTGTAAATAGTCAATGGTTGGTAATTGTCTGTCAGTCATGGGCGAAACTCCAATTCGCTGTTGATTAGGGGCGAGATTGACGCGTCAACGTCTCTCGCCCCAAAACTTTAGGCTTACCGCGTTACAGCGTCAAGGCGCGCCTCTGCGTGTTTTCATTACTAGGCCCGTGCCGCCGTACTTGGCGTCATCGGATGTGCTGTTTAGGGTCTGCATGGCTGCCGTGTACAGCGATCCCCACACTGCCGCGCGTTGGTCGTCTTTCAGGTACGGCGCGGAGTGGATCAGCGCCCCGTACAGGTACACGTCGGGCGCTTCGCCCAGCAGCCAGTTGCTGGTGTTGGTGTCGGACAGGGCCGCGATGCGCCCGTAGTAGACCAGCGACGCGTTGTACGTGATGTCGGGCGTGGGGAATAGCTCGAAGCTGCCTGCCGTCAGGGCATAATGCGTGGGTCGTCCGACACGGTCGTTGCGGTCGCCGCGCAGTTGCAGCATCTGTGCGGTGCTGATGGGGGCCACCTCGCCCGTCGGCGCGTCAGTGATTTGCAGCCGAATGGGCCGCAGATAATCTGCGGGGATTGCGCTGTACTGCGTGTCGAGCTGGGCCACGCTGCGCTTTTCCTGCCGCCAGTGGCGCAAGTCGCGGTCGATGCCCGCCTCGGCCAGCCTAATGAAGCTGGGGATGGCCGATGTCAGGTCACTGCGCAGCAGGAAGTCCGCAATCTCGTCCTTCAGTCCGCTGTACGTGGTGAATGTCATTTCTTCGTCCCCTTGTTACGGGCGGATATTGCCTTGGCCTTGGCCTTAGCGTCAGCCTTGCTGTTTGCGCCCCACGCCTTCAGTGATAACAGAAGTCGTGTCGGCGCGCCATCTTCGTCGCGCTCTGGGCCGTTCATGTTCCCCATGCGCGCCAAGAACGACGCGCGGCGGGGGTTGTCACCCGTCTTCACGGGTGGCTTCAGGTTCATGCCCTGCGCCTTGGCCGACGCGCGCCCCTTGTCGTTCAAGCCGCCTGCTGGGTTCTTGCCAGCCTTGCGCGTCCATGCGGGCGTCTTGGCCATCACTTACCCTTTGGCTTCTTGGCCGTCTTGGCCGATGCCTTAAATGCGGCGGCGGTGGGCGCGCCCTTGTCGCCCGCCTTGCGCATCTTTTCGCCAGAGCCTGCCTTGATGCGGGCCTTCTTGGCGGCGATGTTTGCGTACAGGCCGTCGCTCACTTCTTACCGCCCTTCATCATGCACTTGCCCATCGCCTTGCACTTCGCGGGGTTGGGGCAGCCCTTGCAGGGCGTGAATTTGGCGGTTGGCTTTTTCATTTGGTCTTCCCTTTCTTGGTTTTGCCTGCCTTGGACAGGGCAATGGCGATGGCCTGCGGCTGCGGCTTACCCGCCTTCATCTCTGCGCGGATGTTAGCAGAAATCGTTTTGCTTGATGAACCTTTTTTCAGCGGCATCAGTATTGCTCCTCGTTTGGCTGCATGGCCAGCAGACCGAATGGCGCGACGCCTGCCGATAGGTTGCGAAGATGGGCAAACATCGGGTCAAATCGGGCAAAACGCGCGCGCATCCCGCGCGTGTCATGCCGAAACATCACAGATGACGGTTTTGAGCCTTCCCGCTGAAATTCCAGACTGACCGACGGATCGTCTTTTACGCGCGGTATATGTACACCTCTGTCGATAATGTTTTCAAACTTCACGCCCCCGTCGCCCTCAATGGCCGCGCCACGCGATAGAAAATCTGTTCTGTAGCCACCCGTGTAATCGTCTGGAACGCTCGCATAAGACGATACCGTGGTTTCCCTTCCGTTCGGTAAAACGACGCGCGCATCGCTTGGGATATTGCTCCAAATGTCACCGTTGGTGTTGACCACGGCAAACCCACCTTCAGGCGGTCTGTTCAACATCGGAAAAACAGTCCCGCCAAAATCTGGCGCGGCATAGCTGCTGGAAACATACGGGTTATTCGATGTTACAAAACCAATCCCCTTACGGCTGCCAGACCCGTAGTTTGGGCTGGGGTAGCGCATATTGCCGCCTGAAGTGGTTCCGTGATATTCGTCAACCGCGCCCATTTCTCTTGCGCGCGCTAATCTGCTTGCCTCGTCCATCGCCAGCGGCGTGTAGGCGTACATATACTGCGGGTCGGCTGCATCCATCATGCGCTCGGTGACGGCATCGACGTTGCCCGTGGCCCGCAGCTCCAAAATCTCTTTGGCGATGGCCTCTGCCTCATTGCGCGCTGGCGGCAACGATGACGAAAACGGCAGCGGCACTGCCCCGCTTTCACCTGCCAAAAATCCACGCGTCATGTTACCGACCCCGCCGCGCTCCGCGCGTACAGCGTCACTCAATAGGCCAAATGCGCGCGCCTCTGGGCCGACACCTGCCACGTCGATACCTGCCGCTAGGTCACGCGCCAGCATACGCTCGTCGCTTGGAGAGCCGCCAAACACTTCGCCCATCAAACCAGCGCCGCCGTAAGTTAGCGCGCCAAGCCCTGACAGCCCTGCCAGCCCCATGTCGCCTACATACTGACCGACGCGTTCCGCGCCGCCCAACAGCGGATCACTGAAGTATGTCGGCCTGCGGCCCGCATTTGCGGCCAGATCGATTGCGCTGTCGATGTACGGCTGGGCCATGCGCATCGTCGTGTCGCCAAACGTGTCTTGGGCGCGCAGGCGCTCTGGCTCCAGCGCCGCCTGCGCGCGCATTTCTGCCTCGCTCGACGCGGCTGGCGGCGCGGCTGGGCCAAGAGCGTCGCCCGTGGCAGGGTCGAAGTCCATGCTTGGGTTGTTGTACTTCATCACCTCGGCCAGCGGGTAGGCTTCGCCGTCCTCGGCAATCAGGTACATGACCCCGTTACGGTATTCCGTCCTGCGCTCCATCAGTACTGCTCGCTTTCTGGCTGCATCGACATCAGACCGCCCCCGCCGCCGCCCGCCGCCGCCGTCGTCATTGCCGCAATTACCCACTTAGGCGCTTTTAGTTTTTCGGCTGCCTTGATCATGTCGCTGGTGATTTGCCCGCCGCCCAATATGGCGTTTGCATAGCGCATCGCTGGCTCACGTCCGCGCGAAGTTTCAAACTGCCTAAAGGCCGACACCATGTCCACGACCATTTGGTCTACGAGACTTTTCGCTGCTTTTGGCGAGCCTTCAAATTGTTTATATGCGGGCGAAGTCAATTCTAGCTCGCCGCCCGTCCCCTTCAAACGCAACAGTCCCGCCATTTTTGGGAACATCAGCCCCGCAGGAATGCCGCGCCCTTCGCCCGTAAACGAATAGGCTGGGCCAATCTTGTCAATCCCCGCCTCGTATGTGGTAGATTGGTTTGGTGTCGTAGCGTAAACGCCTCGTTCCAAGTCTGGGACAAACGCGCGATAACCCGCGCTTCCCCAATCCATGCCGACTTGGTTTTCGTCCGCCATTGCAAGGCGCGCGTCGGACACTCTTGGCACATTTAAGGCCTGCAGTTTTTGGCGGTCTAGACCTTTAATGAACGACGCCCGCAGCGTGCCAGCGGGTAGGTTTTGGATATAACGCCCCAAATACATCGGGTCTTTTACGCTTTCAAAATCCTGAAACGGGTATATCGTTTCACTGTATTTTACCTTCTTACCGTCTACCACTCTATTGCGGATGACTGACACGCCCGTTGACCTGATTTGATCGTCAATGGCGCTGATGTCTTTCTGTAGGATGGGGGCCTGTTCAAATAGTTGCCCAAATATATTGCCCGTCGGGCGTGCAAAATCGGGCGATTGCTCGGCCATCATAATCGACGTGTACAGCGGATTGTCGGTAAGCTTAGCCTCGTTTGCCTTGCTACTCGTTGCTGACTGCGCGCCCGCATAGCCCTGCGTCCCCTCGTCAATATACTGAAAACCGCCCTCTGTGTTTACTGGCTCGCGCAACTTCACATCGCCAACCTGCGTCACAATTTTGCGGCCCGAATTATCACCGACAATGCCCATCAGCGTGCGGCCCTGCACATCGGCAATGTCCAACTGCACGGGGTCTGCCAGCAGCCCCGTCTCATACCCTTGGCTGATGTGTGATGGCAACGCCACGCTTTGCTGCGATTTGATGCCTGTGTATCCCGACCCCGTCGGCAGGCGGTCGCGCCCCGCAATCTCGCGGGCCGTCGGTATGCCCTGCAGTCGGTCGAATGCGGCCTGCCCGCTGAACACGTAGGGGTCTTGTATCGGGGGGCCAGCGTTATGGGTTCTCGGTGGCAGTTTTAAGTTGCCCAGCGCCACTTGGCTCGCTGTCGGTGGGATGGGGTTCTTCC